GCGATAAAAATCCAAGTTTTACACATTATAAAAGCGATGTTTATTTAACGGCTTTTAGCGCGATTTTATGTTCCGAAATGATTGTGATTTCACTATGAAATTTTCTTTATAAATCAATATGCGCTAATTTTCTTTCGGAACGAATAAGCCCTGTGGATAACCTGTTACTTAAAAATGTTACAGGGCTTTTGTTTACTGCAAAATAAAGGGCAATCAAGACGAGAAAGAGATATTAGACGAGCTTATAGGGGAATTTTTGATAATGAACGTAGAGAGTTGAAATAGCGGGGATAACCCCGCTTTTATTATTTATTGGTCTTTAATTTTACCTCCAGCAAACATATACGGATTGACATAACCGATGTATGTTTCAGGTACAAAATCTTCAGGTTGCGCTTTGACTAATTCAGATAAGGCCCATTCATACGGGATTTGATCCCACGATGGCACAGCCGAAATCGTGAAGGTATTTACCGATAATGATTCTTTACCTTCATCTTTTTTCTGTTTAGATACGTACGAAGCCATTGTGATAAATGTGCTGTTATTCACATAATCCACTTGCAAGCCTGTTACTACGTGATGATTTGATACTGCACCAGTACGTAGACATTCAGTTTGTTTTTCGATGAATTTCATAATGTTTTCCTTTTTTGTATTGATAATAAAAAAGCCCAAGTATTTCTGCTTGAGCTATTAAATTAAGCGACTAAGGCAATCAAAGAATTTTGTCCTTGTAGTGCTGTTGCATTATTTGCAGTTATTTTAATCACAACACTTTTACCTGTGATCTTTTTATAACCTGAAATGCTTCCAAACGCAGGAATATCTAGCCAAAATGAGGTTGAGATAACACTAGGTTGAATAGTTCCGCTAGCTTCCCCACTAGCACTGCCACTAACTGTACCACTAGCAGTACCACTAACATCACCCGAAGCATTACCGTTCACTGAACCTGAAATATAGTTGCCATTCGCCATTCCGCCCACATTACCGCTAACCATTCCAGATACACGACCTGATACACTACCTGACGCTGTACCTGAAACAGATACGTTTACCGATCCACGTACGGTTGTTGATGGTGTTGTTCCTTGTGCAGTTATTTGTTTATGAGTACCTGAAATGCTTGCTTCAGATACTTTAACTCCGTCAATGTAAATAGCAATCGTACTGGTTTCTGTTGCTCCGGCTTTAAAGCTAAATGATGGAATGACAACTGTTCTAGATGATACTTCGCTTGCTGGCACAGTACCTTCAAAGTTATTCCCTTTTTTAGTTAGAATAACTGCCTTTACAATATCCCCAAGAATAGTTGAGCCACTAATTACCCCACCTTCAATTCTGCCACCTTTAACAGTCGCCCCTGTAACTGTACCACCACTGATATTTGTACCTGAAATGTAACTACCTTTAATTGTAGTACCATTTATAGTATTACCTGTGATTGTACCGCCTGTAATGTTAGGCGATGAAAGTGTTTGATTAGCCTGAATATGCTCACCACGGATTGTATTGGCAATAATGCTTCCGCCATGCACTTCAGTTAAGCCGGCGTTTTGCCATGGGCTAGGCTCCGTAGTAAATTCCGTGCACTCTTCAAGCATTGGCCGAGCGACTCGTAGATGCTTATTTGATTCATTGCTGTTCGCTATAACCCAGAAGATTGGCGTAATCCGCTCTACGTCACTTGGTGCTTTAAATTTTATAAATGCTCGCTTGGTGTAGCCAGCAAGTCCACCATTGAACGAGTAACCTATAATATTCTCAGAATTAAAATCCTTGTATTCACCATTTTTTAAATGACATCTTGCAGTTAATCTCGCCATCCCCCTGTGAATACCCATATATGCAGATAGCATATACCATTTATCGCCAAGACATGGCGCAGATTGCATTGCCACTGTAGCTGATGCCGATGAATCACCGTCTATACTAAAAAGAAGCTGATTTTCACCAGGTAGATAATATGTTAATCCCCAAGTATCATCAGCTTGTTTTGAGTTTGCTCTAAGATTATGAGCCGTTGAATTACTCCACCATCTGCAGCCGTGTGGCAATCCATCACCTCCCACATTTGAAAATATAGGATTAAATAAGAGATTGCCACCGCTACCAGATGACAATTTATCTCTCGTCACAGACCCCGCCACAACCAAATCACCACGAATACCTACTTGACCATCAGCTACACTAAATACAGGTTTGACATTACCATCATTAGAATTTGCCACAATCCCGAATTTATCAGCCATAACAATGACCGAACTTTCTTCATGGTTTGCACCGAGAGCGATCCCTGCAACAGCAGTCCGCCCACCAGCAATAGCTTGTGTTTTGATTGTGTGCATTGAGCTAACTTTGCCATTAAGTCCAGCAACAACACTGCTCACCTGAGATACTGTTGATTCAGCATTCCCAACTTTAGCAGTTAGTGCACTGATTTGCTGTGCGTTTGCTTTATCACTTTGAGCTTGCGCTTGTCTTACTGCAGTAATACCTGATAAAGCTGATTCGGCCTTCGCTGTTACAGTTTTGATGGTTTCAGCTTGTGTTTGGTCTGCTTTTTCAAGGTTTTTAATTGCAGTGCCAGTTGATTGAGCTTGTGCTGCTATTTGAGCTAATGCACCTGCGACAGCGGTTTGTCTTGTTTTAGCTTCTTCACCAACAGCATTATTAATATCGGCTTTAATTGAGTTAATAAGCTCTTGACCAAGTTGTGACTTAGTGATTTTACCTTCTAACGCATTTAACAAGTTATCAGGATTATGATCTGCTTCACCAAATACAGCTTCGGTGAACTCACCTTTATTCCCCTGTTTATCTACTCCTCGCAAATAAAAGTAGTAGCCTGTCGATAAAGGCACACCATTAATAACATAGTTGCTTTGAGGATATGGCAGTGTTGCCACTTTCACTGCAGCGCTTATGTCATTTGTATTGCTACGCCAAATCTCAGTACTAAACCCAGGTGTAAATGTCTTAGGTAAATCCCAATCAAGCTCAATAGCAAACAACAAGGATTTAGTAACAAATCTAGGGATGTTGAGATTAATCTCAAATGAGCGTGTTACGGGGTCTGACAATTGACCACTTTGGTTTTTAGCTCTGATTTCTGCGGTATAACTACCATCAGGCAATCCTTCAAATGATATTTCTGGATTTTTTAAGTTTAGATATGTTTTAAAAACCTTTCCGTTGCGATATAACCGCACTTCATAGGTTAATAACGTATCTGTTGTGGGTACTGACCAAGTGAGTTTTATACCGTCAGCGCTATAAACTACATCAGCATTAGTTACTTTTGTTAGTCCATTGTGCATAGTTGTAACAACTGGCACAAAGCTTGCACTACCATCAACAATCGCTTCTTTTTGCGGTTCATGCTGTAGCGCAGTTATGGTATAACTTCCATCATCGTTTTCAGTAATTCCGAGAGCACGGTAAAGCTGAGTAGATACTTGCGGTGTTTTTAATACCCAATCATCCATTACATTCAAACCAACAGGATTGGTTTCTAATGTAACAACCGATTTATTTGCATTATCTACATTGATGATTTTGATTTTCACCAACTGCATTTCATCATTGAGATAACTTAAATAGCTATTACCAGTAATTTCTACAGATTGATCAAGCGTTACTGTCTTTCCGTTTATCGCTACAACTCGTCCACCAAGCGTTTTACCCGTAAAATCATTATCAGCAATTTCAATGATGTCGCCTGGCAAATGCAATAACCCTTGACGACCTACTACAAAGGTAATAGTACATTGTTCAAGACGAGATGTTTCTAATACCCATTTCCCGTATCGGTGAGCTTGCCCACGACTTGTACAGCCGTAAGCTGTAATTTTCTTAACGTTATAGCCATAGCGAGCAATCATTAAATCATCTGCAACGTACTCAACCGCCTTTTGATAGAAGTTACGTTCATCGGCATATTCAACTTCCACTGCAGTGAAAATTGTCTTTCCTGCTGCGAATTGGCGAGAGAATTTACCATCAACTACATTTGATTGAGTATATAAACAAACTGGATCTGATGTTCTGTCTTGGATAGCTGAAAACTGCGTTCCATTCCACACTGCAATAGAGCGGAAAACAGATGCCATGTCTGATAGCACGTTATAGGCATCACGCTGTTCTGTAATCCATAGATTAGATACCATTCGTGGTTCTTTGCCACCATATCCATCATCGACTAATTCATCACAGTATTTTGCAATTTGATACAGCTGAAACTTATCTAATCCATATTCACCAATTCGTTTACCTAATCCAGCTAAAGAATTAGTGACTAAGTCGTAAAAAATCCATGCGGGGTTATCCGTCCACTCTTCTTTCCAGTCACCGCGCCAAATGCCCGGTGCATACGTTCTTGTTTCAGGATTATATGTGCTTGGTACTTTAACTAGTCTGCCATAAAGCAATAGATTCACATTAGGAAAATTTGGGTTATAGCGAGAATCCGTTTTAATACCAATTAGTGCCATGTTTGGGTATGACAGTTTTGTATCAATGATTTCTGTATAGCTGACCCAGTGAGTGCCATTCTGTAACCGCTGTGATTTACTATCGGCCGTTAATCTTTTGACTGTAATGGTAAATGGTTTAGGCGGTAAATTATCAATGATATAACTGCGATAAAAACGAGATGATGATTTACCACTAATATTTTTTACTGCTCTGGGGAGTCCATTGATTAAGATTTCAAGTGATACAGATGTTCCCTCTGTATCACCATTATCATTTTGAGAAAATAACGCACTTACACCACATGTGATTCTGAGACGTGTCACATCAGGATCAATGACAGTTCTTGTTACAGTGGTAACATTTTTAATTTCAGCGCCAACTGATACTTCACGCTCTGACATTTCAAAGCCTTGTAGCGGCATTTGATCCTGCGTGCCGAGTGTATATGCTATCTCTGTGTTTTTGAAATTGAAACTTGACTCATCATTATCATCAACACCGTTTGCATTTTGGATTGGCGTATTGTCAAAGTAAGTCGATTTCCATTTATTGGCTGGACCTTTGATTGGACCAAGAGAGATTAAACCAATAGCACGTAATCGTTGCGAAGAACGAAGGCTATCAGGTGCTTCATGTGGTGTGCGCGCTGAACCTTGGCTTTTACCGCCCATAAGTACCTCTTTGAAAGAAAACCGCCTATAAGCAGTGCCTATAAGCGGTTAAATTTATTAGTGATATACTGATTTACTACCTAAACATCGTCAAATGTTTCAATCCCTTGAGACACCAGTACAAGACTGGTCATCATCTTACCGTACAATAACGGAATAGGTCTCCCTTGTGGAGTTAAATTACGAAGATTGCTGAATGATGTACTTTGTTTTTTTTCACCTTCATCAATTTTAGTATTCATATCTGGAGGTCTAGAGAGTAATGTTATTGCACCACCCAATGCCATGGCTGCACCAGATACACCAAACATTAATGCAGTGCCATATCCGACACCATAATATTGGTAACTGATAATACTCGCTGCAATAATTACAATGCCGGCAACAATTTGAAATATTCCAGCACCATTTTTACCAGAGCCAAAAATCACTGGCGTAAAATGCACCGTACAATCATTCTTCAATGAGATAATAGGCGTTGTTTTTAATTGTTCTTCGGATAGATATTTACTGCCAATACGAACTTTATAATAGCCATTTCTCAAATGCTCACGTAAGCCACTAATTTGAGATAACAGTCCACTCATCAATTCTCTGAAATTACTTACTTCAAGTTCAATCGGCTCACGTCCAAATCGTTTAAGATCGCCATAAAATTTAATTTTTGCCATTCTGAATGTCTCCAAATTGAATGCGTTGAATTAAGCCAAAAACCATCATAAGGTACACGTGCAGAGAGACGACTTTCACTATGATGAACCATCATCTGATCACCTAGATACACTCCTGCGTGATTAGCGAAACTTGCACCGACTTTAATTAAAATCACATCGCCAAGCTGCGGTTCTTCATCAAAAGGAATTTTTTCAAATCCACAACGAGCCAAACCTTCTTCATATAAATTGGAGTGCTCAAACCATTCAAATTCGTAAGTGGATTGATCGGGCAATTCAATACCGGCCAACATATAACAATCAAGAATGATATTTCGGCAATCTTGTTTATTGTTTTCAAATTGACGACCAATTAGCAAGGGAATATTGCGGAATTGTCTTATATCGTTATCCACCACCAGCCAAAAATCTAGCTGTGTTCTAACCTGACATTCTCTGTCGGCAATGGATAAATATGGCAATCCTTTTTCAAAAGCAGAATCAGGGTGAGAATGCACTAGCGCTACAATGACACCACGTTCTTCAGCAAGAAGAAAATCATCTGGCGATATTTCAAAAAAATTAACAGGATCGTGTGAGATGTTTTCGCAAGGGATATAAGAGAAACTGTCTTTAAATACAACAAAGCCACAACATTCTTGTGGCTCTGTACTTTTAGCGTGTGACAGTATTTCTTTTTTTAGTTTGTCAGAAATAATCATGATCAATTCCCATACTGAGTTGTGCTTGGGAAACCGCCAAACGGTAACACAGCATTCTCGCCAAATCTCAATTTACAACCACGGATACAATGCGAACATTTGTCTTTATTACGGTCGTTCGTTGGTTTATCAAATTCATCGGCAACAGGGCCGCCTGTATAACCACATTGAGGTGAACGATATTGCCAAATACAAACGTCCGATGTAATCATTAATAGCGGGATTTTTGCGTTATCCGTTTCTGCAGGTGATGCCAGTTCAAAAGTAGCTTGTTTATCATCAAGGCTTTTTAATTGCTCAATGATGTAATAACTAACCGCTTCTTGTGTAGGATCTGCCTGAGCATTTTTACCACCAGTAAAGTTGCGAGCATCAAGAAACTGCGCATAAACCAATCTACGAGTTACTTTACCGCCAACACCCTGCCCTAAATTAACCGCAATACCGGTAATGATTCCATATAGGTTAGATACTGTTAATGTTGGACGAGAGCTAGGGCCTTGCCCACTAATTTCAAATCCATCTGCTTTAATTGGGTAGGCTTGATACTCATTCCCCTGCCACCAAATATTGGTTCGCCCTTGGTTTAAACCGTTGTGGAATCGGTATAATTCACCTGCAGTATTAGCCCCGTTAGTCGGAGTAATATGGCGTAAATCAATATCCCACAATTCAATAAGCGCACCTTGCTCTAATTCAGGCAAAAGTGCGGTCATTTTCTTAGGTAAGTTTTTAGGCATTTACACTACCTCTTCAAATTCACAGTTGAAGGTTGTGTGAGTCAATCCAATTTGGCGAGGGAACTTAACACAAACAACTTTTACTAACTCCCCATTTAGTGCTACGTCTCTAAAATAAAAAGCACGGATTCCACCGTGTTCTTTCATAAAGTTGCGGAATTGTGCCGATTCTTTGTTTTTTACTTTGAATGTAACGGAATATTTTCTCAAAAGAGTATTAATTCCATCTTCCATTCGTTGCTGATAGCCATTTCCAAAATTAAGCACTTTCCGCTTTGGTTCTTCATCAACCGAATAACCAGGCTGCGGACACCAAGGCAATGTTTTTAAAGCCATCTTATCTCCTTATCCAAGCATTCCACCTGGACGACGTTGTTTTCTTAACACTTCAAGTACATTTGCTTGGATTGCTAGTGCAAGCTCTTTACCTTGTGCAGCTTTTTGCTCAGCAGTTACACTTTCATTTCCGTTTTTATCAATATTTATTGTTATTGACACTTCGTTATTAGTTGATGCTCCACCACCGCTAAACAATCCATCATAACTATCAGATTTGCCACCAACATGACCGCCATTTGCAAATTTAGGGAATCTGCGTTGATTTAAGGCATTCATAAATCCAACACCATAGTGATCAACTGTACGGGATGTCATAACAAATTCATTGTTAGATAATCGAGCCAATATGGAATCGCTTGTTCCTGTACCCTCACCGACAACATGGCCGCCTTTAGCAAATCCTACGCTAGTGATTTGAGAGATAACATTAGCACCAGCCGCTGCAACCGCTGCCATATTTGCAAATTTTTGAGCAGGAGTAAGTGCGGTTGTATCTGCCATCGCTTGTGCGACCGCTTGAGATAGTTTAACCGTAGCTTCTGCAATGGCGAACGCTTTTGATACTGCAAACATTGCTTTATAAGCTGCAGATTGCTTACCGGCTGATTGTTCAACTACTGATGTTAAAGTTCCAAACGCACTACCAAGGTCATTTAATCCAGTAGCATAAAGCCCCATTTGTTCTTGGAACTGGCTATTTCTGTATTTTTCAATGATTTGCTGTTTGCGTTGTTGGAATTCCTCTTCCGTGATTAACTTTTGATCGTTAAATGCTTGGAGCTGAGCAAGCTCTTGCGTTTGTTGATTAATTAGCTCTTGTTGTGGATCATAAAGTGCACGTAATTGATCTAATGGATTGACCGCACTTTGAGATCTATTTTGAGCATAATCAAACTTCAATTGCAATTCAGCAGTATTGGCTTCACCACCTGTAAGCTGTCCTGCTTTTTTAAGCTCTTCAACTACCGCTAACTCATCATTTAAGTTCGCACGTAATAATTTCTCAGGCGCATATTTCCCTGCAAGCTCTAACCGTTGACGAGCAAACCGCTCAGTGATAGCTGTTTTTGCTGTTTCATATTCTTGATGAGATACAACACCTTTTTTGTTGTGCTCTTCTAAGCGCTGGAACATTCTTGTTTGTTCCAAGTCAATTTCAGCAAGGCTAGAACTACTTTTCTTACGAATTTCATCATAGAAACTTAACCAACTATCTCGAGCATTTTCGCCTGATGATTTTCTACCACCTGATTTTTTGTTGCTTTCTTTGATTTGCGTTTCAATTGTTGTCACTTTGGTTTCATCGGAAAACATTTTTTCCAATGTTGCTTTACCGGCTAAAATCTTGTTTAGTGTTTCAAGCGATAACCCGACAGCTTTATCTGCCGCATTAGCTGCAGTGATTGTACCTGTAGCAATACCAATCAATACTTCGTTGTATTCAGCGCCTTCCTTTCCAAGCAATTCATAAAGACCAGCCAACACATAAGCGGATTTAGCCTGACCTTGTTGTTTGAGTTTTGCAACTTCAAGCTTTTGAGCAAGAGACGTAGATTTCTCTTTCAGCTTCTCCATCGCATCTTTTAAATCTAACGTCTTATCTGCCGCTTTATTTGCACTATTAGCCGTATCATTAAAGCTTTTTGGCAAGTTAGCTATAATGTTATCTGCAGTTTCGGCTGATACACCAAGCAACTTGAATTTCTGCCGCACGTCATCAACATTTTTACCTGCTCGCAACATCTTCTCGCCAAGTGGCGAAAGCATTTTTTCAAGAGCTTGTTTGGCTTTATCAGCATTCTCTGTCATCGTGCCGATTTGAGCATTAACTTTTTCAATTTCCGCTTCTGTTTGGGCATTAACGACTGTGAAACCATCAAAATCGCCATTAATATTTTTTGATTTTACACCGGCTTTTAATTTTTCGATTTCAGCGTAATATTTTTCTATATTTTCAAGCTGTTCAGTAATTTTAAGTGATAATGCTGATTCACTGATTTGATCATAAGAATCAGCTAAAGCTTGGTTAGCAACAGACGTATCTAATGCCCATTGTCGAGCTTCTGCTGCTTGTGAACTGAAAAATAATAATGATGTAGCCGCAATACCAATAACACCAGCTGGGCCACCAAGTAAAGCCATTACACTTTGCAAACCTTTTGCCGCCATCGTTGCAAGATTAGTTGCTGTAGCAAGGTTCCGTTTTGCTGCAGCTTCTGCTTCTGCAAGTGCAATAATTTGAGCTGACTGCACTTTCATTCTTTCACGCAATGCAAATCGAGTTTGTTCAGATTGAGCAAGCTGTAATTGTGCGGACAAACTAGACATTTCAAGTTGTGCGGCAACTCGCATAGCTGTTGCTCTTTCATAAATGCTTTTTGCTTCTGCTGTATGAGCTAAAGCATTTTTTGCACTGATAATACCTGATTTTGCTAACTCTGCACTGTATTGGCTGATTCTACCAACGGCTAAGGCACCAGTTAAAACAACCGCTGCAGTGATTAATTGGTCAAGATTTTTCGAAACAAAATCTACACTCTCGCCAAGTTTTTGTGTGATGCCATAAGTGCGGTCAGCTTCACCGGCATATTTAATAAATGATGTTTCGAGATTGGTGTATGACATCGAAAGTGTTTTTACACGTTTCTCGAAATCACTATCCACAGATGATTTTGCTTTTTCAAGTGCAGTTATCACTTTATTGATAGATAACTCACCATTCTTACCCATATCTTTAAGTGCGCCAACGCTAACACCTAAACCATCTGCAATAGCTTGTGCTAAAGCCGGTGTTTGTTCCATCACAGAATTAAGCTCAGCACCGCGCAACTCACCACTAGCTAAAGCTTGACCAAACTGCATTAATGCCGCTTCAGATGATGCTTGTGCAGCACCTGATAAAGCGACTGCTTTTGATACGGTTTCTGTTAGTTCTACGACTTTTTGCTGACTAATATTTAAAGTATCAGCATTTTTTGCAAAACGTTGATAGATTTGAGCAGTTGCGCCAACAGCCTGATTGGTTCGAAAAGATATATCAAACACGCTTTCTGTAGCCTGAGCCATTTCTGTCTGACTATGAGTCACCAGTCTAATACGGTTCTGTAGCTCAGTGTAGCTATCCATCATTGCAATAGCTTGCTTTGACAAATCTTGTGCTCTACCTAAATTATCAAGGCGAAAACTCCATTTTGTTGTCGAATTGATGTTATTGGCGGCTTTCTCAATATTATTTAAATATTGGGTAGTACGTTCTGAGAACTGACGTGCTTTTTCTTGAGCGCGAGAAAAATTAGCTTCAAATTGTCTAGTAAATTTTCGGGTCTGATACTCCGACTTACTCAATCCATTCTGAAATTGGACTGTATCAAGACTTAACCCTATATACAAACTACCGAGTGATGACATATTTTCTCCAGAAATAAAAAAAGCCCGCATATTGCGAGCTTTCTATACAAACACTAACTATTTAATGATGACGTACTTAACTTCGTTTTCTTTTTCAATTTGCTGTAGCACTTCATTTTCAGTTTTCTTCATAAAGAAAAACATAGCTACTTTTGCAAAAACAAAAAAGGTAATGTAAGCCAGAGAAACACCAAGTAAAATTTTTGTGGTTATGCCTGTTACAGCCAAGATAAAAATAATAGGTAACACAAAGAATAAAGCGAAAAACGCAATAACCTCTTTGCCCAACCAATGGATAAGTTTAATTTCATCTTTAAACATAACCCCTCCTTATTTACTTACCTATACTGTACAAAATACATTCATTTCAATCAATATGGAGTAGCTAATTTTTTCAACTTTTTTACTAAACAATCAACGATTTAACAAATAAGAATCTACGCCATCATCTTCTTTATCTTCTGATGCCTTATTTTCATTGAAAAATGGCATTAAATCGTTCAATGTTGTGGCTTTCTGTTTTGGATCTTTATGAATTAACGCTAACAAATGAGCAATCTGTGCTGTGCGATAATCATCTCGCCATAACCCAAATGGCTGTTCTTGATAAAACAGCATATATTCCTGAAAATGTTTTTCAGGCATTTGTTCGATTTCTTCTAACGTTTTGCCCAACGCAAGCGATAAAGTTATTTGGAACTTGCGTCGGTCATTAAGTTTTTTGGTTCATCGCCCATCAATGCTCGACTTAATTCTTCGGAAACTTCATTATCTAGGCTTGATAATGCTTTCAAGTCATCTTCATTTTCAAAATCAAACAATAGATTTCCATCTTTGTCACATAAGCGGATGGCTAGATTTCGGGCTAAACGATATGGATCGTAAACTTTTCCTAATTGCTTGCCTAATTCATCAGGATCATCATAATCAAGCTCAATACCTTGTGCTTTTGCAATATCACACAATAGTTTGTGCTGGCCAAACAATCCACGGTTCACATCACCGACACTTAATGCTCTTACATAGTACTTTTCGCCAAGAATTTCAATTTCGGTTACTTTAGGTTTATGCTGCAACAATTTCTTTCTCAAATCCATTATATCCCCCTCTTTTATGGTTAAAATTTACTCGCAGGTAAACTTCGCCTGCAATAAAGGTTAATCTAATAATTAAAGCCAAGAGCCGATCACTCTTGGCTTTTTTTATTTTTAAGCTACAGGTAAGTGATATTCCTGTTTTGTATGCTTAATAGTCGCACCACTTTCAAATTTACCCATAGTTTCACCAGAGTAACCATTGCCAGATTTGAAATAACCAGTGCCATACATCGTTCCTTGACCATTTGGGAAAACTAAACGGAAAGGGAACTTCGATTTCGAAAAGAATTTTTTACGGCATAATTTTTGCATTTCAGACGTTGGCGCGGTAAAGAACTTCATCTGAGTCTCACCATACTCGAACTCACCTGCTTCGGTGGCTTTGCCATCATCACACATGGTAGTCACATCTTCTTCGGTCAATGTATCTTCGCTACGCTCTAAATTTCGGAGCTCACAGAAATTATTTGACCATTTCACTAATGCCGCTTTAGCATCAGTAAATACTGTTGGTTGATCATACGCTGACCAATCAACTTCATCCGCTAACGTGATTACATCTGCCTCTACAGATTTAACTGGATAATATCCATCTAGCGCACCTAAGCCAGTAACTAAGACGCAATCACCAGTTTTGAATCCGCTTGAAGGGACAGTAATTGTTGCATTTGGTGTTACAGCACAAGCTGTAATTTTCTTACCGGCATCTTCGGATGTGCCAATATAAAACCGTGTTTTTTGGAACGGTGTGGTTTTTGCTGCCATGTTTTATTCTCCATAAGCAATTTGATAAGTTATTACCCGACGATGTAATTTTGTATCGGGTTCGTAGTCACTGAAATCACTTTCTCTCTCGGCATAATCAAATGCCGTTTCAAGTGCGGTAAAAATAGCCTTTCGTAGAGCGAAAATGTCATCAGGATTTTTGCTATAAACATCAATCTGCACCGTGAAATCATCCAAATCTGCATCTTCTAATGCTGAATTTGGTGATATTGCTGGGAATTGATATACGATGACTGGATAGGTACTATTTGTCTCAGGAATCAATCCATAAAAACAACGACCTGATACAAGTGGATTTAGTGCACTAAAGAGTTTTTTTTGAATCATTTACCAGCCTCTCTAAAAATGTTATTGCGTAGATTATTAATAATTTCTCGCGATACTTGATTTTTTTTAGTTGAGAATGCTGGACGCAAAAACGGTCTGGCTTGCATTTTTGATGTTCCAAACTCTATAAATCGCCAGTAATAAGGATCGTTAGGGTTTTTAGCGCCACCTTTACCTGTTTTAACTTTAAAGTTTTCAATAGTTTTACTTCGAAGTTTGCGAACATAAATTTTAGAGTGGACATTTCCGAACTTATCAACCCTTGTACTTTCAAGTATGGCTCTTTTTAAAGTGCCACGTTTCCGATGCGGTACTTTCTCTTGTAAAGTTGGTGCATTGGCTCTTGCCTTATCCCTGATAATCACAGCCCCTTTTCGCATTGAGTCAACAGAAATACGACCTTTTGTTTTCTTTCCAAGGTCATTCATTTTTTTCCCTAACTCTTTAAGCCCTGTAACTTTCACAGTCAGATTAGACATTTCCTGTCTCCTTACACATAAGCTGTAAAGACACGTCACGCTCTTGAGTATTAAGCACGGAAATAATTTCAAATTCTCTTTTCCCAAACTTAACCTTCATTGTGGGTTTAATGCCTTCTATATGACGTAGCCATATTTGAGTGGTAACTTCAGACTGTACTTGCTGGGCTGAAAAATACTCTCGACCTGATAATGGTCTAACATCAGCCCAAACAGTAGCTACTCTCTTCCAGGTTTGAGTACTTGCACCGTAATCATTCACTTCATTAACTTGCTGCAATAAAGTAATTCTGTGACGTAGCTTTCCTATGTTCATTTTAATCACCTACACATCTATAAAACGATAACGCTCAATAATGGCTTTAACAGTTGGAGGTAAATCAAAGTTTGTTACACCTTGCCCTTCGTTCCATCCACCACGGTTTTCATATAGGTAAGCGATCAGCATTAATATGGCTATTTTCAAATCGCCAGTGATTTCTTGTGCATTAATCGGTTTTTCTTCGGGCAATGTATTAAAAAGCACTCTATTCGTGTGGTTCTCAACCATCGCCTTTGCTGCAACTAGATAGGCAGACAACAAATCATCTTCATCATCATTATCAATGCGACATTGCAACTTAATTTCGTCTAGTGTGATTTCCATTCATCCCCCAAATAAAAATGCGGCCATTTCTGACCGCACTTTTAACTATTTACCTGTTAATGCTTTAATCGCTGACACATCTTCGAGTACGCAGTCAAAGCGATGGAACGCCAAGAAACCTACTTGGTCGAACTCTGCGTAACGTTCCACTAAGCGACGTAATGTCATACCTGACACGCGACGAATGATGAAACGACTGAAATCACCAAAGTAAGCAAATTTCTTACCTGAGCCAATATCTTCGATGCCTTGATCAATCACATATTGATGGCCTAAGATGGTTGCAGGCGCTACGCCAGCCACATCAGGCAACCATAATGGACGTTTTTGTCCATCCACCATTTCTTTCAACGTTTTTAACGTATTGTCGTTGAAAGCAAGGCGAGTATTGCCAACATTGCGATAGGCAGGATCTACTGAGTGGATCAATGCGTTAAAATCTTGCCATGCCACTGCTGCGGCGGCTGCTTGAGTTACACCAGTAACTGCAGTTTGTAAGCCTTTAGGTTGGGCAGGTGAGCCAACGCCAG